TCGATGAGACTGGGCGTGTTGTTGGATTTCATAATGCTGGTGGGAAATTAAATGTCTTTCTACCCATTACCAACGAGATGTCTAGTTTAGTTAACAACTGTGAAAAAGGGAAGGATTTCTAGTTGGGCCCGTTCCGGACTTTGAAGGTTGGGAGAGTTGGTATCGAAAATATGCCGATAAACCTATATTTATTAGTCGTGGAATTTGTGGGCCTAACGAACCTTCGCTTCTGTTTAAGCAACATTATGCTAATGGTAATGTTGATTATTTAGGTAAAGTGAATCGTTTCGCTAAAATGACCAGTAAGGAGGTTGTTAATCATTCATTTATTCAATATTGTGATAACTCGGGCCTACCAACACCCAATCAATATAGGATGGCTTTTTCTAATTTAGCTGCTGGATATAAATCTGGTGGCAAATATGATAAAGGACAGCCTGTGCTTGATGCCGATGCTTGGGAGGTTGCCGGAGAGTGGACGAAACAGCACTTTCAGATAGCAATGTCTGGTAGTGAGGTCTTGGATCGTGATCATGTGCTTATTGAAATGGATATGACAACATCCCCTGGTTATCCTTGGAACCGTAGTTTTTCCACAAAAAATGACATGCGTTATGAATATCAAACTGGTGCGGATGGTAAATTCGTTATTGGTAAAGATGGTCAACGTGTTATTTTGCGTGAGAGTCCTTGTATGGCAGCTATTGATGATTATTGGGAGCTTATTGGATTGGAGAAGGAACCAGAAATGGTCCCTATCTGGACATGCTCACAGAAAATTGAGATGCGGTTAGTCAAGAAACTTATGGATAATAATTTGCGTACTTTCACAGCATGTCCTTTTGAGCTGAGTGTTGCTACTAATCGTTTATGTTTAGATGCTAATCTTGGTTTTTATAATCATGCTGGTGAGAAAGATTATTTCTCAGCTGTTGGAATGTCTAAATTCTTCGGCGGTTGGGATTTGATGTATAATAATCTCCACGTTCATCCAAATGCTTATGAATTGGATGAGAAAGAGTATGATTCGTCTTTGTTTCGTGCTCTTTTATTTGGACAGCGTGATATACGCTGGTCCTATTTGCGTGATGAGGATAAGACACAGGCAAATTGGTTGCGGCTTGAAAG